GAGGGCATGGCGCCTCCGACCGTTACTGCCTGCCCCGATGCGCTGAGCGTCAGCGTGGGCGTTGTCGCCGGCACAGACTGCGTTTGCGTCATGTATCGCGTGGTGTTCTTTTCTTCCGGCCGCGCAAAGACCGTCACGTGCACCTTGCCAATTGCCAGATCGGCGTCAAGTCTGGAGCGCGTCGGCCATCCTGCATATGCGATTACCGGGCTGCCGGCTACTGATGCCTGTCCAGTACCGCTCGGGTAAAGCGCCTGCGCGCTCATGCTAGCCAGCACGTCCATGACATCATATTCATCGGCCATATCAGGTCTGTGCCGACATCATCGTGCACCGCCATCCAAGATCGGAAAGCTCGGCACTGGAAATGATGTATCGGCGTCCTATGTCGTCAGTGACGATGTCAGCGCTTTGCAGCACGACACCCGAAAAGGCTGGCATCAGCATCTGCCACCATGGATTGCGTACGTCACCCGGCAAGTTCACTTCGTTTTTCTCGCCCTTCGTACCCTGAAGCAACGAAGCAGGCCAACCTTGCATCAGCAGCGTCTCGTTGGCGTCCGTGTCGCCGCCGTAGCCAACAGCGCCAACGCCGGTTTGCTGCTGCGGACGAAGCACGTTGATAGTGCGATTGCAGTCCACCGCCAGAATCGGCAGGATTGGCTGCATCGCGGCGATAAAGAACGTCTGCGCGTCGTTGATCAGGTAATCGCCGACCAGCGTCTGCGTGCCGTCGACGAGGCAATACCATGTCGGCTTGCCGTACTTGTTCGGCCGGCCATAGGTCATGTCCTCAGCGTTGAAACTTGCATTCAGCGAGGTGACTGGCCCGTACTGAAATGGGTTGATTGCGTCGGACGGACGGAACAGGGTGAAGATTGGGCCGATGCGGAGGGCGGCTTTGGCGTAGCCGGCCCATACTTTTTGCTGGAGCTTTGTCGAATCCATTTGCCGCCCCAGTTAGCCTCGCATTACCGCGACACTTCCGCTTCCTAGGCCTGGCCCAGGGGCGAACCCAATGAATCCGCACATGCGGCGCCGCCAGGAATCGAACAGGGCTGATCTATCTGCGAGCTCGCGGGCGTTATGTTTCCAGACCGCGGCTTGATCCGTATCGAGGTTGTCGCTTGTCGTCGGAATTGCGTTTTCGAGCGCGTACAGGTTCGTCAAGTAGGTGGTGATTAACACCGATTCCTCACTAGCCGACAACGACGTGAGCCGCTGATGCAGTGACATGACGACCATCCCAAATCGACCGTAGACGAGATCCTGATCGTTCGTGATCTGCATCGTCGTGCCGGCGAGTTGGTAGCCCATGAACCGGCGCACGTCGGTAAGCTGGGCATCAGTCAGCATGTCAGGATTCCGTTTTCTTGGTGTACTTGCGTTTTGTTGCGGGGGCTTCCTGCTTTTCGCCTTCTTCGGCGAAAACTTCGTGGTCTTCGGTCAGGTCCGACTCGTTGATCACGATGTAGCCGTGCGGATTCTCGTCGGAAACTGGCGAGACCACGCGCACTGTTTGGCAGTTCATGAGGGCTCCAGAAAAGAGAAGGGCGGCCGGTACTGCGCCGCCCTGCGTTTCGCTTAGCCCAGGAGCGTCGCGATGTGGTTCGATTTGATCGCCTGCACGCCCCATGCGAGACGGCAGTGGTACACCATCTGCATGAACTGGCGATACACCGCGATATCGAACACGAGGCCTGTCACGGGGTCGGTGACCTGCACGACGTCATCTGCCATATCCATCGCTTCGCCGTTCGGGCCAACCGGCATTGCCGGCGCGCGCGTGATCAACTGGATCGCCGACTTGCTGAATGCGACGTTCGAAGTTGCGGAGACGCCAATCGTCATCGCGGTTGCCGAGCCCGGGATGGCTTGCAGCAAGCCGGGCGCGGCCAGGGTGATCGTGCCCGGTGCAGTGTTGCCGACCTGCACGACATACTTGTTCGTGTCGCCAGCGAACGTCACCGAGTCGCCCGCGAGGGTCGTGCCCGTACCGGTGATCAGGGTGATGACCGTCGCGCCGACAGCGTAACCAGCGGTGTCGGTCGTGTAGCTTGCGCCGGTGCCTTTGGTGACTGCCTTGACGGCGTTCGAGTTGTGCAGCATCGAGCCTTCCAGCTCGCCGATGATGCCGCGGCGCAGGAGTTCGTCCGTGCCAGCTTCGTTCACCTTGAACAGCACGTTCTGCTTGCCGCGCAGGTTAGCCATGGCGGCCGAGCCCATCACCAACTGGAGGTCGGTTTGCGGTGCGCCGTTGTCATCGAGGATCTTGCGAACCTGTGCGATGTCCGACAGATCGCCAGCGGTGCCGAACGGCGCCGTACCAGCCGTGCCGTACGCGCGCGAGGCGTTTTGATACGCGGTCGCGTGCAGGTCGGCTTCGATCTGGTTCGTCAGCGCGCGGAATGCCTGTGCGAACTGGTTCGTCAGAACGCCGCCGTAGCTGCCGGCGTTGATCATGCCTCGTTGCTCTTCGCCGTTCCAACGGATCGGGTAGTGCTTCGACTTGCTGATCGTCATCGTCACGTTGCCGATCGTCGAATCGCCCGTGTTCGGGGCGGTCACGGCAGGCGTGTTGTCCGCGAGCGCGCCAGCCGGTGCGATCGGGATCATGATGGTCTGGTTGAGCGCTGCTCGTTCGCCCGAACTGTTCTTCGAAACAGCAGGGATGTAGCCAAGCAACTCGCGCGAGACGACATCGAGCGCCTCATAAATCGTCGGGATGAGCCCCGTGAGCGTATTGGCGCCGAGTACGAGGCCTTGGCGGCTCATGAAGTTGAACAGGTGCGCATGGGCAATCAGCGCGTATGCACGGATGTGCAGCTTGACTTTGGAAAGGAACGACGTTTTCACGGGAGAGAACCCTATAGGTGAGTGAATTAAACGAGCGAAACAGGTAGGCCATCCAGCCCGAAGCGCCTTTCCTCATCCAAGGTCTGGCTGTTGGTGATGCGGGAGATGAAATCAATCAATCGCTGAGCGTCGCCTTGCCGGCGCGGACATCGGCCGACACAGAGGCTTGCTTCATCGGGTCGAAGCTGCTGAACTCGGCGCGCGAATATGCCTTCTTTCCGCCCGATCCACCGCCGCCGCTGGCGCCGCTTCCGCTCGCGCCCGAACCCTTCAGGATCTGGTCGCGATGTGGGTAGTTCTCGACGAGCGTTTCGAGCGCTTCGTCAAAGTTGGCAATGTCGCCGGGGCGCACGCGGGAGAAAATCTTGTTTCCAGTCGCGTCATAAGCGACGGTCTTGCCGTCTTCGATCTTGAATGCCTTGCCGAAAGCGGCTTTGGCCATGTCGCCAGGGATAGCCAACTTCTCGGCGATAAACTTCGAGCGGTCGAAACTGCCGCCGATCTTTTCGTCGTAAAGCTGGCCTTGCAGGGCGTCCCGCTCGGATTTCGTCTTGGCGAGGTCGGTGGCGAACTGCTTGTTCGCTGCCTCCACCTGTTCTTCAGCGGCGCGCTTGGCGGCGACCTTGATTTCCTCGACCTTGCCGGCCGCGATCAGGTCGCCGTCCTTGATGTTCTTCATGGTCTCGAGCGCTTTGCGTGCCGCCTCAGCGTCCTCGATGCCTTCGAATGCCTTTGCGATCTTCTCGGCAGCCTCTGCGCGTTCGCGATGACCCTTTGCCTCGCCATTGAGACGAGAGATCGTGCCGATCGTGCTGTCGCCATCGAACGGAGTTTCCTTGCCGTCCGCATGGATGAAAACGGGCAGTTTCAGACCATTGGTTTCCTGCGTAACAATGCGGCCTTCGGCGTCGTACTTAAATGGCATGGTGTTTTCCTGGTCATCCGACCGTTTTGCGAGCCATCCGGCTCAATGCGCCGTACCCATCCGGGCGAGCGGCAATAAAAAAGCCGCAGGACCGTGAGGCCGTGCGGCTGCATTGCGAAAATCAGGTAGTTCAGTCGGCTATAGCGACGGTGCCGGGCTTAATGACGTTCTGCGCGATGCGCTTCTTCTCGTCTTCCCACTTGCGATCGGGGCTGATCACACCACGGCGTTGCGCCTCGGCAAAGAGGGATTCATCGGAGAATGTGCCGTCGACGTTCATGTCGCGCAGGAGCTCGAGCGATGCCTCCGCAAGCGACGCGACGCCGAAATCGTTGAAAATCTGGATGTGGCCGCCCTCTGCCTCGCCAGTCCATTCGGCGAGAAGTTGCAGAGCCTGGTCGATTGCGTCCTCTTCGTCCTGAATGATCCGCTGCAGCGAGCACATCCCCGCCTCGTTATCCGAGACGGTCTGCGCAACGGTCAGGTTGCCCGGCTTGATCACCAGCAGCTCGGCGCCGACCTGGCGCATGCGGTCTTCGAGCGCCGCCAATTCCTTGGAGCCGGCTTCGATCGCTTTTCCGCCGTGCTCGACGAATTTCAGATCGCCTTGTTCATGCTCGGATTTGACCGCCGACGATGCGCCGACCGTAATCGGGTTATCGCCCAGCATCTTGGCGAACAGAATCGGCACACGTGCAACGTGCAGGATGGTCTGCTGGTCGCTCTTGGACTGCCAGTGCTCGACGTTCATGTGCGCGAGCTCAACCAGCGGCGGCACGGCCTGCATGAAGCCGATACGTCGCCCGTAGACCGGCACGAACGGGATCTTCTGGAGCGTGGTCACGCCGTCAGCGTAGAGAACCCATTCCTTTTTGCCCGACGCGTCGGCCTTTTCCGATTCGCGCCATACCTCCCAGCGCCCCGGATAGAGCACGCGTACCTGCTCGATTTCTTTCTCGCCGAAATCGCCATCCGGTTCCGATACGACCTCAACAAACCGCAGTTGCGTCAGAGTCTGGACACCATTGATGCGCTCAGCGCGCCAGCCAAGAATGCTCTGTGCGTGGATGTGTACAAAGTACGGGCGAACCCCAGCAGCCGCTTCATCGGCTTTTGTGCGAAGCCCCTCCGTCATCGGGAAGTCGACCAGGATGCCGCACAGCCCATATGAGATAGCATGAAAGCAGACCGCAGCGGCGAACGCATGCAGGTTATGCCCCTGCAAATCGATGTTGCTGCTCCATTCGAGAATGTTCGTCGGAACGTCATCATCGAACGTTATCGGCTTCGAAAATGGCTTGCCGGTCAGGACCTCACACGTGCGCCCGAAAGCCGGGAACAGCGTGGCCGTCTTGACACGGTTCGCATACGAATCGTCATCTTCATTCGGCCATTGCGGCAGATACGTCGCGCCAGCGTTGCGCATGGCCGTCGTACCGCCTAGCAGGGTGCCAATGAGCGGATAGTTCACCGACATCGCCTCGACTGCTGGGGTTTGATCTCGAACGGTCGATGTCATGCGGAATTGGCTCAGGCGTTGAAACTGGTTACGGTGGTGGTGCGCTTGACGATCGGGTAACGCTTGACGATGAAATAACCGCCTGCATCGTTCGGATGATCGAATCCAGACTGCTTGTCAGGCTGGCCCTTCTCATCCCACACCTGACGCTCGAGCGCCTGGGTGTATTTCGGGCATTTCTTCGTGTTCACCAGCAGTCGACGTTCGCCATACGTGTTGCATAGCATCGCGTTCTTGCTGTTGATGCGATCTTTGACGGCAGGATTGGCCGAGTTCACGACCACAGAGAATCCCGCCTTCTTCAATAGAGCGATATCCGACTCGCTGGCGTTGCTGGTCTTGCGGTTGTCGCCCGATGCATCTGGATAGACCGTGATCTTGTGGCCCGCATAGCGCTCGTTGATCTTCTCGATGATGGCCGGCGTGTCGAACACATCGATCATCTCTTCGACCGCCAGCGGCTGATCGTCGCGAACGATGAAAACAATGCCGCTCATGTGGCCGACGTTAAAGTCCATGCCGATATGCAACTCATCACCAGACTTGATTGCCTCGTCGGTATGGTTGGCCCGTCGATCGAAGCAGTAATAGATGACGCCCTGGTAATTCTCAAAACTGGCTTCGTATTCCTGTCGATAGGTGCGCGGGTCCATGCTGCGCCGCGCTGCTTCGATTTCCTCTATCGGTACGTTGCCGCCCTGAACTGACGTGTAAAGCCAACTCTTATGATCTGGCTCACGCCCCTGGCCAGCCAGGTAAGTGTCGTAACAATGGTTGAAGCCTTTCGGAGTGCCGATGCGTAAAGCGTGGCCGCCGCGCCGCTCGATGCCGTCAACGTAATACCGACAGGTCGAAAGCATCGGGCGCAGGACTTCTTCCCATGCCTCGTAGGGGCAATCCGCCCATTCGTCGACCAGCACGAAGAAGAGGCCGGAGCCACGCAGGTTGTCGTATGCATCCAGCCCGACAATCCGCATTACATGACCGGTCTTCAGCGTAATGCTGCACTCGGTCTCATTCGGCTTGCCAAACCTCCAATTCGGCGGAATAGCCTTCTTGAGACGGCGCCAGAACACGCGCTTGGCCTGCTTGAACGTCGGAGCCGCGTACCAGATTTCGTCGTCAGTAGAAACGCCCCATTTAGCCGCGAGTTTCGCAGCCCGGCGCATCTCTTTGGCGCCGAGGAAGGTCTTGCCGAATCGTCGGCCGCATACTGCGTCACGAAAGCGGGCTTCCGGCTGAAATCCCCACGCGAAAATGTTCGCCTGCTTTGGCGTCAGATTGACGTTAGACGATGGGTTTCTCAGGGATAGGCTCATCAGGTTTCAGGATGACCGTGTCATCTCGCATCAGGTCATCTTCGCCGCCGTCTGGAGCGTCTTTGTTCAGTTCGGCGCGCGTCTTTTCAAGCATGGCGATTCGGGCCGTCAAGCGGTCGATCAGAGTTGCGTAGTCGCGGACCTTTAAATGACGCTCATGGTGCGCCGTGACATTCTCGGCGCCATCACGCTCAACTTCGCTATCCAGTTCCGCCGTATCTGCGCGCTCTTCTTCCAACTTGAGCGCGCGCATCAAACGAATCCGCGTCAACCGGAGCTCTTCGTCGACCGACCCCAACGTCATGCCGGCCGCGACCTTCTTCTCTTCCGGCGTCAGGAAGGCGCTGTAAAGGCCTCCCGGTTTGGCCGCGTAAGAGTTGCCTTTCTTCGCCGGCTTGTTGTTGCCACCGTGCAACTTGCAGCGCTTGGCTCCTACCGATGCGTGGCGCTTACATGGTTGCCCGTTGCGGCCTTTAGCTCCGCATAGGGCCATGCCAATACCTCATTCATGGGGGAGTTTCCGCAGAAGCAGGGGGTAATTTTCACTTCGTGCCGTATATGCTCGATGTTTCGAGGCACACATATCCTAAAAGTACTTGCAGCGCGGCACAACGTGCCTTATGATTCACACATGCCGCCACATAAGTGGAAGGCGAAACCCGGAGAAGATCATGAGCAAGCAAGCCAACCTTATCGCCGTCTACCGTGCGAAGCTGGAAACCCTCACTCAGCAAGGCAACGAGCAGGGCGCTCGCGCCTACCTCGCAGGTCTCCGTGTCGTCTCGGCGCGCATCATCGCCGGCCAGATCACGATGTAATCAGGAGACAGCCATGATCAAGCGCACACAACAAGACTGGTCGGTCGGCAACGCTGT